GTGGGTACCGGCCAAGCCATACATCCGGCCGGCGTACGACGCCAAGATCAACCCCGCACTACAGGCCGCGCTGGCTCGCATGCGGGACAAGCTGGAAGGGAAAGACTGATGCAGGAAGAACAGATGGTGGCACTGCTGTCGTCACTGGTGGCCGGCCAGGTGTACCCGGACACCGCCCCGGAAGATACTGCACCGCCCTACATCGTCTGGCAGCAGGTAGGCGGCCAACCCATCCAGATGCTGGGCGGCTCCGGCAGCCGTACGCGCCCGCGTATCCAGCTCACCTGGTGGGCAGCTAGCCGGCTGGCCGCTTGCCAGCTGCGCGACCAGATTCAGGCCACCATGGTGGATGCCCCGCTGTTTGCCGAGATCGCCACCGGTCCTGTTGCCGATCATGAGCCGGTGCAGGGTGTGTACGGTTTCCGGCAGGATTTTTACCTGGCTGTGCCCTGAGCGGCCCGCCGATATTTACAGCACCAAACAGCCCGCCTTGAGCGGGCTTCTTCATTTTAGGAGACGCCCATGTCTGTATCCCTGCCCAATGGCGCCACGCTGAAGCTGGCGGCCTCTTACGGCGCGGCCAAGCCGATCACCGCCATTACCAACGCCAACCCCGCTGTAGCAAGCGCTGTCGCCCATGGTTTCACGGCTGGCGCAATCCTTGAAGTAACCTCCGGCTGGCCGAAGCTGAACGGCCGTGCCGTTCGCGTAGGTGCGGCCCCGGCCACTGATACCTTCAAGCTGGAAAACTTCGACAGTAGCGACGCCTCGCTCTTCCCGACCGCCAGTGCGCCGGGCAGTGCCCGCGCTGTCCTGACCTGGGTGGATCTGCCCCAGGTGCTGGAGTTCAGCACCAGTGGTGGTGATGCCCAGTTCGCCAGCTATCAGTTCCTGGAGTCGGATACCGAACAGCAAATTCCGAGTGGTTTCAGCGCCATGACGATTCAGGTAACGATCGCTGACGACCCGACGCTGTCCTGCTATCCGGTACTGCGCGCGGCGTCCATCGGCCGTAAGCCGATCATCATGCTGCTGACGCTGCCGAACGGCAGCCAGATTCCCTACAACTGCTACGTCAGCTTCAACGACACGCCCACGCTGTCCAAGGGCAACGTGATGAGCGTTAAGCCTTCGTTTGCGCTGATCGCCCAGCCCGTACGTTACTAACCCGCCATCCCGCCGGTGCGGGGTGCATTCTGGAGTTCAACATGGCCCGCAAATTGGTCCTGATTCCCGAGCCTACCTTCCGTGCCGTGGTCGCCATTCCGCAGCCCGAAGGCGAGCCGGCTGAAGTGGAAATGGTGTTCAAGCACCGCAGCAAAGACGCGCTGAAAGCGTTGGCCGACCAGCTCAGCAGCAAGGATGACGTAGCGCTGGTTAAGGAGATGGCCAGCGGCTGGGATCTGTCTGATGACTTTGACGACGCCAATATCAAGCGCCTGGTCAGCGAGCACCACCAAGCTGCCGTTTCGATCTGGAACACCTACATCGTAAAACTGACCGGTCTGCGCCTGGGAAACTGAGAGAGGCCGCCCGCGCCCTGTTCGAACCGGATACAGATGCCAGCCAGCTCGGCGCCTTTGGCCTGACGGCTGAAGACGTGGCAGCCGCGCCAGTAGAGGTCTGGCCAGATGTATGGCCCGCCGTGTTGCTACTGCAGCGGCTGCGCACGCAATGGCGTGTTGGCATGGGTGGCGCGGTCGGCCTCGACTACAGCGTGATGTACCGGATGATGGACCGCATGGAGCTGGACGAGGAAGCCTATGACCAGCTGGAAGCGGATATTCAGGTGATGGAAGACGCAGTGCTGGCGATGCTGGCCGAGAAGGAATAAGCCATGAACGAGCAAGCCATCGGCAAGGGTGTTGTCGAAGTCGAAATGCGTGACACCGGCGTCGAAGCCGGCGTGGCGCGTATCGAAAAATCGCTCGACACGCTGGGTGCGAAAGCGGTCGCTGCTGGCAAAACTGCAGCGGATGGCGTTGGCCAGATCCCGGCCAGCACCGAAGATGCCGGCAAGCGGGTAGATACGGCCACCCGCAGCATTGCTAACTCTATCCAGCGTCAGATCGCAATGCTTGAAGCTGGCGGCAAAAGTACATCCGAGTACTTCACCCTGCTGGCGCAGCAGCGGGGCGTCGATCCTGCGCGGCTGAAACCCTACCTGGACCAACTGGATAAGGCGAACGCCAGCCAGCAACAGGCAGCCCGCACCAGCGGTGAAATGTCGAACGCGATGCGCACCCTGCCCGCGCAATTCACCGACATTGCCACCAGCCTGGCCGGCGGCCAAGACCCGATGCTGGTATTCATCCAGCAGGGTGGCCAGCTGAAAGACATGTTCGGCGGTGTTGGCCCAGCTGCCAAGGCGATGGGGCAATACGTTCTTGGGCTGGTCAATCCATTCACTGTCTCGGCCGCCGCCCTCGCTGTCATGGCCGTGGGTTACCACATGGGCAGCCAGGAGGCCAAGGCCTTCAGCGATGCGCTGATCATGAGCAACCGCGCTGCCGGTGCCAATGCTGACCAGTTAGCCACCATGGCGGCCAACATTGATGCCTACTACGGCACCCAAGCGGCAGCGGCCGAGGCCATCACCGCCCTGGTGTCTACCGGTCGCGTAGCCTCGCAGAACTTGGAGCAGTTCGCAGCCACAGCTATGCAGTGGTCCGGTGTGACTGGCGAGTCGATCGACGACGTAGTCGAGAAGTTCAACCTGCTGGGCAAAGACCCGCTTGATGCCTCGCTGAAGCTGGATGAAAGCGTACGTTTTCTGACAGCCTCGCTTTATGACCAGATCAGCGCGCTGGTGGAGCAAGGCAAGGAGACCGAAGCGGCCAACCTTGCCCAGCAGGCATTTGCCGACACGCTGGCCAGCCGTACCGCAGAAATGCAAGGCAATCTGGGCCTGATCGAACGCAGCTGGCTGGCCATCAAGGGCGCGATCAAGGAGGCTGGCGACGAACTGCTGAACGTTGGCCGCCAACAGACCTACGCACAGCAGCTGGCAGAGATCAACCGCAAGCTGACCACTGGCCTTGCCAGCGAAAGTGGTCGCGACCCTCGCATGCTGAATGACTCCGAACGCAAGGCGCTCGAGGAGCAGAAAGCCGTTATTGAGCTGGCGATGAGTCAGGATCGCAAGACGGCTGCAGTGCAGGCGCAGGCGGAGTCAACGCGCAAGGCTGGCGTAGCTGCTCAGCGTGACCTCAACAAGCTGCTGGACTCTGGCGCCAGCAAGGCCCAAAAAATGGCCAAGGAATTGGCCGAGGTTGATCGTTGGGCTCAGTCCCTGGCCGCTGCCGGCAATCCGGCCTCTGACGCAACGATCGCGCAAGCCAGGGACATTATCACCAAGAAGTACGCCGAGAAGCCCAAGCAGGCCCGTACCGGACTAGCCGCTGGTGACAGCGCCCTGGCCAGCATCGAGGCCGACATTGCCGCGCGCCGCCGCGAGATCGACCTGCTGTTTGCCGAGGATGAAGGCGCCCGCCGCCTGACCTCTACGCAGGAAAAGCTGCTGGATGTACAGCAGAAGCTGACCAAGGCAAAGACCGACGCCCAGCGTGCCCCGCTGCTGAAGCAGCAGGCCGCCCTGCAAGATCTGGAGAAGGTCGAGGCAGAGCTGGCTGCTCAGCAGAAGATGCGCGACTCGGCCAAGGCGCTGACCGAGGCCATCGCCAAGCAGCGCCAGGTGGAGGTGGATACCATCGCCACCCGTGTTGGCAGTCTGAAGGACGAAAGCAAGCAGATGGCCGAGCAGATCGAGCTGCTCGGTATGACAGCAGTGCAGATTGCCAATCTGCGCGTGGTGCGGGCTCAGGAAGCACTGGAAAAGGCCCAGTCTGCTGGCGAATCGGAGGCGGTGATCCAGAAGCTGAAGGAAGAGCTGGCAATTCGCCAGACCCTTGCCGGGCAGACGGTCGAGCTTTCCGACAAACAGCGCAGCGCCGAGCGCGCTCTGTCCTCTTCGATTGAAGAGTACCGCCGCCGCGCTACCGATGGTGCTGCCGCAGTGCAGTCGGTGTTCGGCACTGTGACCAAGGGCATGGAGGACAGCCTCACGCAGTTCTTCATGACCGGCAAGGCGGGCTGGAAAGACTTTGCCAACTCGGTGGTGGAGCAGATCGTGCGCATCCAGATGCAGAAAGCAGTGGCGGGCGTCGCCACTAGCGCCCTGGAAATGCTCGGCCCGTCCGTCATCGGCAGCGCCAACGGCAATGCCTTCAACGGCGGTCAGCTGGTGCATGCCTTTGCCAACGGCGGCGCCTTCACCAACACGATTGCCACCGGCCCCACCATCGCGCCGATGGCGCTGTTTGGCGAGGCAGGACCGGAGGCCATCATGCCGCTGGCGCGGGATAGCTCCGGTCGGCTGGGCGTACGCTCCAGCAGCGAAGGCACTCAGGCGGTGGCAGTCTCGGTAAACGTAACCAATGCCAGCAGCCAGCCGGTGAATGCCAGCGCCAGCCAGCCCAAGTGGGATGGCAAGCAGTGGGTCATCGGCGTGGTGCTGGAAGATCTTAACCGCGGCGGCCCCATCCACCAGGCACTCGGGAGAATGTAATGCCCTTACCCACCCTGCCTGCTTACGTCCGTATCGGCCAGGCCGACTTCGAAGAGGCCATCGACTACGGCCTGAAGCGTACCGACACCGACGGCGGCCTACCCAAGCAGCGGCCAACCCGCAGCACGCCGATCGTAACGCGCACCTGCAGCCTGTTGATCGACGGCCAAGCCAACCGCGACGCCTTCGACATTTGGTTCGGCCAGACGTTAGCTGGCGGCAGTGCGTGGTTCACCCTGCCGCTACGTGGCAAGCCCGTACGCGCTCGCTTTACCGAGAAGCTGCGCTGGAAGCCGCAAGGCAGGCCGGATTTGTGGTCAACGCCGGCCACCCTCGAAACCATCGGATAGCCCCGCCCAGTGCGGGGCTTCTGCTTTTCTGGAGCCTGAGAAATGCCCCGCACCCTGTCGAACGCCGCCCGGCTGAACCTGAATGCCACCAGCGCCACCGAGCCGCTGTTGACCCTGCTGGAAATCACTCA